ATTAGTAAACTCTAAAGGAGGTATCTTATTGTTTCTATATATAGCCACTTGTTTAATATCCCTTAGATCAGTAATATCTAATATTTGAATAACAGAAGCATCAACACCAACTCCTTCAGATATATCAACACCAGCGACGTATAGCTTAGCATCATCTGGTTCTTCCCAAATCTTATAGTGTCCTTCATCTAGTATAATCTTTGGTTTAGATACCTTCTGCATCATTTCTTCGAACAGTTCATCATCTAGTGTTGATTCACCTGAATGAATAAACTCACATTCAAATTCCTGTAACCAAGCATCAGCAGACCCTAGAGCTGTTTTGGTATCTTTGGCCCACGCTGCATCGCGACCAGGAATCTCATCCCATCTTATTTTATCATGAGTCCAACTATTTGTGCCTTCAATAGCCCCTGTATATAACTTATAAAATAGATTATCAGTCCCATTTGCAGTTGAACAAACAAACACTTTAGATTTTTTAGAAGAAGTAATAATAGGAAAAACTGATTTCCAAAACTCATCTACTAAATGAGACTCAATAAAAGCCATCTCATCAATAACAAGACAGTTAACAGATTGACCACGAGCAGCAGTACCGGTAGTAGTTGTAATCCCTATTCTACTTCCATTTTCTAATGTCATGGATGTCTTAGCATACTCTTTAACAGGAGGCTTTAACCAGTTTGGCAGCTCTTCGTATGCCATTCTTACCCGTTGGAAGATCTCAATAGCTGTTGCCTCTTTGTTTGCTACTAATAATATACGTTGATCATTGTTAAAGCATGCTTGCCACAATATATAAATGGTCATCATAGTCGACTTACCAATCTGTCTAGATGCTAAAAGACAGAAAAACCTAGTGTCTCTCATTTTTCTTAGAGCTCTTTTTTGAGGCTTATACAGCTTTATTCTTTCTTTACCTCTATCTAGGTTAATGATGTGAAAAAAGTTCTCAGCAAAGTAGAGTATGTTACCACTAGCCTTTTTAAGGTCCCTTACTTGCTGTTTGGAGTACTCGCCCTTCCAATTAACATTGGGTAAGTTACGGTTCCCCATATAGAACATATTATCTTGCCTAGTCACAGAAATATTTAATGGGCAACATAAATAATTACATGTCTCACAAAAAAGACCTAAATTCAATCGAAGCCGCGTATGGTCAAGTACTTAATGGGCTAAGGAAACAAATCGTTAAAGAAGAAAAGGCAGTACCAGTTGGTAAGATTGGTAATGCTCCTCTAGAGTCTGGAGGGCCTACAGAAAAAGGTGGCTTTATGCCGGCTGCCCTAGACATTACAACAATGACAGATAAAGAAAAAGACGACAATCTGTATAATATTAAAGGCAATACGTATGGCGATGGTAATAATCCAGGTATGCAAAATCAACGATCACAGCCAACAGGACCAGAATTTGGACAAGTATCTTATACAGGTAATGTAGGTGGTCCAGAAGAAGACAATGAGAGTGAAGATAAGACAGGTCATTTATCAGATAAAGCCCTTTTAAAGAAGGTAAGAGGTAGAAAAGGTGCAGCCGGTAAAGCGTTATTAGATAAGGCTCAAAAAGAAATAGATGACAATGGCAGTCTTTCAGCACACACGAGAGACTCGTTAGCTAGAGATGCATATGAAGAAGAGGAAGAAATTTTAGCAGAACACGAGAAAAATGCCCGCAGAAGCCTAAATAATTTTATGGCCAAACAATCCGTATTTGATAAACTTTATAATAAGGTAATGGTTTCCGAAGAGTTCGAAGAGGAATTTTCAGAAACAGAAGATCTCGAAGCTCTTGGTGTTACCGAAGAAGAGCCGGTGGACATTACAGTAACAATTCCTAGCGATTTAGCACAAACCCTTTGTGATATTCTTCAAGCAGCTCTCCAAGAGCAAGAAGTTGATGTTGAGACCGAAGTAGACGTCTCTGAGACCGAAACAGTAGACTTTGAAGAGGACGAAGAAGCAGCAATGAAAGACGGTGGAGGCTACGGAGTCGATGCTGGTTCTACACTTAGCAAAGAAGTTAATTATGGCCGCGGAGGGAAGAATAAAGTAGGTAAGCTTCGCGCTGCTGGTGGCGCTGTCCAGAAGACTGGCGGTGGTTACGGTATTGACGCTGGTTCAACATATTCCAAAGAAGTTAATTATGCCCGTAAAAACAATAAGGTCGGTAATATAAAGCTTGGTTCCATTCCCGGAGCTTAGACATTAAAAAATAAATTAATTTAAATAAAGCCCGTTGAGTTACCCCTCTTCGGGCTTTTTTAATAAATATACATGTGAAGTTCTACAACAAAACTCTTAATAAAAAGTTTTGGTCAGAGGATAAAAAATTTGATCCAGAAATTAGGAAAAAACTGTTAGCGATAACAGAAGATTTTGTTGATAGCTTGGATATAGAAGGCGTCCAGATTCACGATATTACTCTTACCGGTAGTAATAGCAATTATAATTATAATAAATATTCAGATCTTGATGTCCATGTTTTAATCGATTATAAGGACATTAATGATGATGAAGAGTTGGTTAAAAAGGCTATAGACGGGCAACGGTTTAGGTGGAATTTAAGACATAATATTAATTTAAATGATCATGATGTGGAAATGTATATGCAGGATAAGGATGAGCCTCATATTGCTTCCGGATTATATTCCTTATTAAATGGTGAGTGGTTAACAGAGCCATCATATGACCCCCCGACCATTGATAAAAGAGATGTTTATAAAAAGGCTCGAGCTATACAAAAAGAGGTAGAAATATTAGAGGAAAAAATAGCCCAGGTCAAGGGTGAGGATGCGAGAGTGTTTCATAATAGAGCCAACGCATTAAAACGAAAGATTAGTAAAATGCGTAAAGCTGGCCTATCACGAGAAGGTGAATTTAGTGTTGAGAATTTATCATTTAAAATTTTACGTAACTCTGAAGTGATCGGCACTTTAATAGATTTGATAGCTCGCTCTTATGATAAAATTTTTATGGAAAACTTTAAAACATTTTTTGAGTATTATCAAGGAGATCCCATTACTAATCCACATATGCGTAATGGTAAAAATCCTAACAGCTTAGGGCCTAATAAAAAACATTTAAATACTAGTCCCAAGCAATATAATCACAAATGCCCACACGTAAGAAATCTTATTAATGGTGGCAATAGTCAAATTTTGCTTATGGGGCAACCTCTCTTTAACGCCTTAGGTGATTATGATGTTGAATATGCCTCAGGTCAAATAAAGGGGCTAGGTAATTCTGGAGTAGAGGTAAAAATGTTTGAAGACGATGAAGGTAATCAATGCGGAATGCTAACAAAGAAGTAACATGGCATGTAATCCTAATAGAGTTAATTGCACACCAGGCCAAGTGCTGGCAGCTACTGCTATCCCTGCGTGTGGTCAACTAGTAAATCCTTTAAATCTTCAGGCAGAGCAGTTAGTTTACGATCAAGCATTTAATGAGATTATAAACAATTTCGGTATACCTATTAATTACTACATTAATACATTTAATTTATCAGCAGCTGATTTATTATATGGTGAGCAAACAACTAAAAAGTTTCAGGGGCCTCTGTCTGCAATTCAAATGTATATTGAGCTTTCTGATGATGCTGTAAATCTGACTAAGTTTGGTTTTGATCCCGGAGACGAGTTTACTGCGTTTGTGCACATTAGCACATTTTATGACGCAGCGTCTGCTTATTTTGATTATGCAGCAGTTGGGCAATCTATAGAACCAAAAGCTGGTGATCTTATAGATTTAAATGTATTAGGATGTGATCGACCTAACGGTAGAGGTAGCGTAATGTACGAAATTACAGAGAGGATGGATCAAGATGTGTCTTCACTTAATCCTATTCTAGGTCATTACATTTATAGATTACGAGGTAAGCGATTCAACTACTCATTTGAAAATGGTCTTACTGCACAAGATAGTCGACCAGGTAGTGAAAAGGCCAACGAGCAAATATATGACAGCTCCTTTAGCGGAATTCTTTCTACGACTCTTACAGATCAAGTATCTTCAAAAGGTAAGACGTATCCAACATCTGAGGATCCATACAACATTGATGATAGTTCAAAGGATGATGTATTAGATATGAGTGTCAATGATACCGATATATATGGCTCGTATTATTAACCTTCTACGGCTTTAATAATAGTATCAATGCTGTGTATTTCAGTAGCTTGATCATAAGGGCATTCATGCACCTGTCCTGTAAATTGATAATCAAATAGATATGAATCTATGGTTCCTTCAGGAAAGGTTTTATTTGGTGTAATATTATTATGAATTGGATAGCCAAATGTTTCTGGCTGAGTTGCAACCCACAGCACAACAGAAGGTAAACCTAGAGCGGCGGCAGCGTGTTGAAGAGATGAATCAATGAGTAATCTTTTTTCCGAGAAGCTCATTAATGCAAATAATGGTTTTTTTCCTATAATTGCGTCAAATCTATGACAATTTTCTAACTGAGGGTGAAAATCATAGCACACGTGGACAATGTTATATTTATCCTTTAGCGCATTTACTATCTCTTGTGCGTGTTGAGGATGTAGATCTCTGGTCCAAGCATAAGGAGAAGGTTGATGGTCCTTGCCAGGGCCACCAAATGGCTGAAAAATTAGCAAAGGCTTAGCTGGGTCATGAAATTGTGTTGCCATAGATTTCGCTTCTTCTACCTCTCTAAAATTATAATGTAGTGATACAGGCTCGTTGTCATATTTTACCCCTGCCATATTACACCAAGTTTCTATTAGATGCTTCTTTTTGGTAATATGACCAGTTTGTTTATAAGGATCTTGACAATAAATTTCAACATCTTTATTGAATATGATATCGTTATAAAAATAAGGAGTATTACCTATTCGGTAAAATCGATCGATGTTAGGATTCTTTACAAAGATTTCCGGCCAAGCTGAAACTACCACAATTTTTCTTTTTGGTTTAGCCTTTTTATATGCAGCTATCATTGCAGTTGCTGCGATATTCTTCCCTATACCACCTTCAATATGGAATACAGTGTTTGCCATACCAATATATAGGGCGCTAGAATGGATATTCAATCATGTGAGATTAAATCTTAACGTGGATAAAAAAGAAATTTTTTTTATTAATGGCATGCCACGATCCGGCAGTACACTTTTTTGTAATATTCTAGCCCAAAACCCGGCCTTTCATGTTACTGCAACATCAGGTCTACCAGATATAATACACGGGATACAAAGTTTATGGAAAAACAATCCAGTAATTAAGGCTGCTGAACCTTCTGACAAGCAGCTGGTGTTGATACGAGACCTCTTTCAATCGTATCATTTAGATAATGATCGACCTATTGTCTTTAACAAGTCCCGTGCGTGGGCTGGTATGATCGAGTTAGTAGAAAATGCACTAGATCGACCAATAAAGATTATTTCAACAACAAGGAAACTTACTAGTGTCCTAGCTTCCTTAGAAAAACTTTATCGTAGAGAGATTAAATGTGCCTCTTCTCTCATGCAACCTGGACCTCAAATGGGTACTATTGAAGGTAGGGTAAATACATGGGCAGCCACTGATGGTATAGTCGGTGAAACATATAATGCATTATTTGATGCGTGTATAAGAGGTCATAAGGATAAATTTCATTTTATAGATTATGACGACCTTACACATACACCTGATACAATTATAAGAAAGGTGTATAAGTTTTTAGATAAGCCATACTTCAAACATAATTTTAATAATGTAGAGCAATACACACAAGAAAACGATGCCGAGCATGGCTTTGCTGATTTACATACTATACGGCCAGTCATTGAGCCACAAGAAGATGACTCTGAGCAAATTTTAGGTCCTATGTACGAACAGTACGTTAGCTTTACTTACGATTTTTAGACTACTACGACTGTGAGGTAGATACTTTTAAAGTACCACTGTCATGCCAAATGACCCCACATACTGTAGGATCAGAAGACGGTATATCATCGAGGTTCAAAAACAATTTTTGCGCATGTAACATGTTAGTCGACACAGAGGTCATATCAGTTCCAAAAATAGCCGAATCATTATGTATTAACGCGTTGCAACAACCTGCTCCAATAAATCCGCGATTGGCTGTGATACAGCTGCTAACACCGGATGCGATAGACGAGCACGTGCCTGTAATTTTATGGCGGACACCCACCAAAATACCAGAACTGGCTCCGGAAACTTTGTTATAGCTACCACCTACAATAACAGACAGGGCACCCTCAGCTCGGCTACTCGTACCAGACACGATAGTTGCGCCGGCACCAATAACTCTATTACACTCTCCTGATCCGATAAAGGCATTAGATCCGTAAGTACAGTTACAATAACCACCAGCTACAATAGACATACTACCCACAGCACAGTTTAGCCCACCACCAACAACTATGTTATTGTTTGTCGCGGTATTACCATAACCAGCCATTACAGCTGCGCACCCTGAAGTAGTTCCTGCCTTATTATTATACCCAGCACCCACAAAGGAAGTCTCAGAGACAACATTGTTGCAGTTACCTCCTCCTATAAACCCCTTATGTCCTGCGGTTGAAATAACATTACCACAACCACCGCCTATGAAGGATACACATCCGCTAGCAGTGTTGTGAGCACCACCTACAACTACAGAACTTAATCCACAAGCTATGTTAGCAAATCCTCCTCCGACAAACGACCCTACACCCTTTGTACAGCTACT